TCGTAAAATGTGCCCCCAGCGTTTCTCCTTCGATTACGTCTGAAGGTAGAAATGGCGTGTCGTTGCATACCATGACGTATGCCTTGTCGGTCTGCCCTTCAATGATTGTCCGATCGATAGTTTCTACCGAAGTGACGGTTTCCGTGTTCTTCGGGTAGATGTCGTCGAAAAACACTACGACTTCTTTGATTTCGTTTTTTGTAAGCCCAGGGCGTGCATCTATATATTGCTGCCCATCCGGAAGCCGTAACCGGACTTCGGAAACGTGGTTCGTTACGCCGCCCTGTTCGGATTGTCCGTATTCTTTCGTCAGGTTGCGCGTGGAGCCGAATACATAGAAACGGGTCCCGTATTCGGAATCGTCCCCTTTCTTGGCCGGGATGCTTTTGACGACTTCTCCGCGTTTGAATGTTTCCGGCGTTCCGAAGTTCAGTTTTCCGAAATGCAGGGTTACGATACTGCCGTTCTCCTCGGTCCACCATTCGACATCGAAAGTCTCGGCAATGGATGATAAGGCATCCCAACAGGTATCGCCATTGAACGATACGAGCTTGTTGGTTTCCGGATGTTCGACATTTACACTTCCCATCTGCCAGTTGTTTCCTCCCAGTGCCTTGTTCATGTTGGCGACGATGAGCGCCCCGAAGGATGCCAAGTCTGTCGTGTTGTGGAATACAGCTTCAGGATTATCGCCTCCCAGCCAGAAGCAGATGAAATTTTTCATGTGGTTTTGCTGCGCCTGGAACTGAAGCGTGTATTTGTAGCCGCCGGTTTTGTTGTCGAAATCCGGATAAACCTCCGACATGATTTCGAATTTGCGGCCTTTGTAGGTGATGTATGATCCGAGGGGGAAATCCAGCGGGGTAAGCAAACTAAAGGGGAGTTCGATGTAATAATCCCCCATAAGTGCGTATTTGATAATGGCACTCGTTGTTACGGGCGCATCGTATATCGCTTTACCGGAAGGGTTGTATATTGTCATTTCGTCGATATAT